AAGTGTTTATATCTGTTAAAAAGTATTTTATTATAATATAGTATATAGGTTGTATATTTACATAACACTTTAATCTTTTAATTTGTTTTTAAATAAAGTGACTTTTGTTTTTAATTTTGTTTTAAGAGGGTGTCAGAAATGATATCCTCTTTTTTATTCAAAATGTTAAAGAAATGTTAAAGTTTAAAAAAAGTTTTTTTAGTATATAAAAACCTTGTATATTTGTAGTGTAAAACAATAATAATAATTAAAAACAAACATTATGGAAAGCGATTGTTGTGGTGCATTACCACTATGGGAAACAGATATATGTTCAGACTGTGGAGAACACGCTGAATTTTATGAAACAGATTATTAACTTAAAAACAAACATTATGAAAACCAAAACACTAAAGGATTTAACAAGAAACCAATTAGTAAAGTTAATCAAAAACAACCAACCACATTTGCAGGTTAGAAAAAATATGACTATGCAGAACTTAAGGGATAAATTAAATATCTTGGGTGGTAATTTCGCTTCAATTTCTTTTGATAAGAATTGGACAATTAAAACAATTAACTAAAAACAAACAAAATGAAAACAATTAAATTAAAATATTTTTACTTTATTTATAAACACAGCTAACCTGTATTGTATAAATTTTTTTTATTATTTTATTTTATATAAATATTATATAATTTATAAATTATAAAACTAATAATATATCTTATTAAGATGCAAAGTTAGTATAAATTTTTTTAATAGTCAAGTATTTTTTACGAAATGTTAAAAACTTTTAATTAAATTATCATAATACCATCTATGTTTTTTGTATGTTTACACTATGAATTATAAGATAATATCTCCATTATTTGTAGAGCTTCCCAGAAAGACAAAAGCAAATAAAAAAGTTTACTTAAATATGAACACTTATAGGAATTTACATCACAGGATAAGTAATGATGCTAAGATTTTATATAAAGAACTATTAAGAGAACAATTACAAGACCTTATTATTAAGACACCTGTAGAAGTGACATACAAAGTATTTAAAAAGACTAATAGAAAATTAGATAAGATGAATGTTGTTTCTATAGTAAGTAAGTTCTTGTTAGATGCTATAACAGAATATAAGTGTTGGATAGACGATAATGATGATTATGTAAAAACTGAAACTATATTGCCAACAGAATTAGATAGAATTAATCCAAGAGTAGAAATAACTATAAAAGAAATATGTTAGAAAAATTAGCCAAACACCATGATTTATGGATTAAGATGCTTATAAACTTAGGTTGTGATTTAGACACAGCTAAAGATATAGTACAAAATATGTATTTAAGACTACATAATCTTGTAAAAGATGAAGATAAAATAATGTATAATGATGATGTCAACAGATACTTTGTTTACACAACTTTAAGAAATATGTATTTTAGTTATCTAAAGAAAGATAACACCTATTCAATATACCCTTTATTTGAAACAGAAAGCCATACAGAAGGTTTAGACGACTTAAATAACATTCTGGATGAGAACGCATATTTTAGGTTCTTAATTGATAAGATTTATGATATGGTAAATTCATGGGAAGTTTATGATAAAAAGCTATTTGACCTTTACTTTATTAGAGGGCAGAGTTTAAGACAGATTAGCAAAGGTTCTAAGATAGGTTTATCATCAATCCATAACTCTGTATTAAATTACAAAGAAAAACTAAGAGAACTGCTCTTAGAGGATTTAGAGGATTATTATAATGAGGATTATACAATGTTAAATAAATAAATTATGAAAGATAACAAATATTACGAAGATTTAGAAAAAGATGGTTACTATAAGACCATAGACAAGAGAAGTAAAGACTATAGAGAGTATAAGCAATATCTTAAATATAAGGAAGATTTTAAGAATCTACAGAGGAATGTAGAAGAAAACAAAACTATTGGATTAGGGGATGTTATAGATAAAATTACTAAGGCTACAGGTATTAAGAAGGTGGTTGATGCTATTACTGATGACTGTGGGTGTGACGAAAGAAAGGAAAAGTTTAATAAGATTCCATTATGGAAAAGAAGAAAGGTTAATTGTATTGATGAATCTGACTATCCTTTTGTAAAGGAGTTTGTTAAAAAGACAAGATATTCTTTTGAGGATAGAGAAAGGTTTATTCCAATATATAATCATATATTTAGGGTTAATGTTAAAAATACTAAATGTGATAGCTGTTTCAGAGGGTATATAAAAAGTATAAAAGAATATTTAACTATTTACGAAAAATAGTTATATCTTTGTTAAAACAAAAGAAACTATTATGAGTATAATTTATTGCGAATACTGTCACTTATACATTGACACCGATTTTGATTGTGAACATTTTGTAGATGAAAATGGAGAGGAATCCGAAATATGTATAGAACAACAAGAAGATGAAAGCGATGAATAAAAAAGATATAGGTACGTTTAATATAACCTTTAAAACTACGTTAGAGCATTATAATCAAATATTGAATGTTCTTAATCAAAACGTAGATGTTATATCTGATAGCGTTGTCCCAGACACAAAAGAGTTGTATAATAATGATGACTACTTTAAAAAGTTGGTTAAGGCTGAAAAGGATGCAAGAAATAATAAGTTAAACTATATTAATAAGCACAATGTATAAAGAATTAAATAAAATAACAGATTATAGGATTGATAAGAGCTGTGTTACTATTAATCAGTTTGATAGAAACCAAATTATTCTTACAATAGAAGAATTTAAAGAGATTAATAAACAAATAAAACAATAACAAATGAAAACAACTTGGAAGGTTAGAAACGTCAAGAAAACAATCAAAGACGAAGAATACACAGAGATTACCTTTAAAGACTATCGAGGTAGTTGGACCATTAAAATAGATGAGCCACGTCATCTTGTAGAAGATTTAGATAAGGTTGCTAACTATAAAGAGAAAGTGTAATGGGGGATTTTAGACCAAGATTAAGAAAAGGAACAAAAAGAATGTTTAAAAGATGGACAGACCAAGAGAGCAGGGTATTGGTTATAGGTGATACACATACACCTTTTGATTTAGATACATACTTAGACTTTTTAGTTGATACATACGAGCGTTTTAATTGCAATAGAGTGGTTCATATAGGTGATGAAGCTGACCATCACTATTCAAGCTATCACGAAACAGATGCAAATGGCATGAGTGGTGGTGATGAGTTGTATCACACAAAAAAAAGGATGGCGAGATACTATAAAGCTTTTCCAGATGTAGATGTTATAATTGGTAATCATACGAGAATTATAATGAGGAAAGCACAAACTGGTGGTATTCCAAGAGAGTGGATAAAAGACTATAATGATGTTTTAGGAGTTCCTAATTGGAATTTTCATACAGAGTTAGAGATTGATGGTGTGTTATATGCTCATGGAGAGGGTGGTACTGCAAGGACTAAATGTAAGAAAGACTTACAGAGTATTGTTCAAGGACATTTACACACGCAACTTTATGTTGAGTACGTTGTTGGAAGAAATAATAGAATATTTGGAATGCAAGTTGGTTGTGGTATAAATCACGAGGAATACGCTTTTGGGTATGCTAAGGCAGGATTAAAACCTGCTATTGGATGTGGTGTGGTTATTGGTGGTAAAGAAGCTATTGCTGTACCTATGAGGTTGGAAGATTATAAAAAAACAAAATATTAATGAGAAGTAATAAGAAATCAAGAATAGCTAATAGTAAATATTGGAAAACTAAAAAAGGTAAGTTAATGCTTACCTATAATAATATGAAGCGTAGGGTTGATGGATATGTTAAGCCTCATCTTTACAAAGGTAAAGAAATATGTGATAGAAATTTATTTTATCAATGGTCTGCTTCCGACTCCAATTATAATATCTTGTATAATAACTGGGTTGAAAATGGATATGACATGAGGTTATCACCAAGTATAGATAGGATAGATGTATCTAAAGGTTATTTATTAGATAATATTCAATGGATAACTCATAGTGATAATAGTAAAAAAGGAGCAATATCAAGACATACTGCTTTTAATGTAAAAATGAATATGTAATGACTTATAAAATTCAAATAGGTTGGGAAGATGGGTTTTATGTGGCTTATTTAGCACAACATACAGATAACTTAAACGCTGCTTTAGTTATAGATGAAATAGAAGCATTTGATTTTGATGATTTAATAGACCAAATTCCTATTGAGTGGGAGCAGAGATTAACTAACTTTTTAAACAACTAATGAAAAGCACAACAACACATTATGATTGTGGCAAGGGCTACGACTTAATAGATGTAATATACGACTACCAACTAACATTTAATAGAGGTAATATAGTAAAGTATGTCTTTAGGGCAGGAAAGAAAGAAAGCGAGTTAAACGACTTACTTAAAGCGAAAGACTACTTAGAAAGAGAAATAGAATATTTAAGAACTAAAAAATGAGAAAGAAATACTACCCACCAAGACCAGAAACGATTAAAGCTAAGATGCAGAAAAGAACTTTAGGGCTTGAGAAAGCTAAAGAGATAATATCTTTTTGTAATGAGTATTATGGGTTTGATGTTACTACAGATAACAGGAAGCGGTACATTATAGACGCAAGGTTTATGACTATTAAGATGATTTACGATTATACAGGGCTAATCCTAAAAGATATAGGTTGTTTATTTAATCGTAAGCACGACACAATGATACACTCTTTAAACACAATAGGAAGTCTTATAGAGTATGATAAAGACATTAGAGAGCATCATCAATACCTAAAAAGTAAGCTATGCCATATAAAAAACGAGATGATATTATAAAATATTATTCTGTAGATTACACAGATAGCTACACAGAAGAAATGGACACGGAAGGATTAAGGGTGTTAAAATGGAGTATGTTTGATTCTCCAGAGAAGTTAGGTTCTGGTAAGATGTTTATGGAATCTGCACCTATACACATATTAGACGAAGTGTTGTTTAAGCAACGCATAAATGCTTATATTATGTTAGGTTATACATCCAAGATTTACGCAGACAGATTAAGGTTAAGTTCTGATAACCCTCATAGATTAGGTAAAGCTGTTAAAATGAGGTGTATAAACAAGGTAAAAAGATTAAAGATTGTAAGAGGACTTATACAATATGGTGTTGAGAGGATTCATCTACATAACGAATGGATATACTTTGACACCGATAATTATATCAAGAATCCAGAAATTATTTTGTTTTAAATTTGTTCTTTGTTTGTGGAGGGGTGGTGTAACAGCCACCTTTCTTTTTTTTTAACATAATTTTAACATATTAAAACTTGTGTAATTAAAAATAATATGTAATTTAGCACAGAATTTAAAACTATAATTATGAAAAAATTATTAATAATACTAATTCTATTATCATCCTACGATAAAGACATTTTAGATGTTAAAGAGTGTGATGATAATTGCTTAAAGGTAACTAAGGTTATACAAAGAAGCAGCTACTATCAGTTAGAAGGTACTGATGTTTGTAGTGGTAAATCTTATAGATTTATACACACATTAAACGATTATGTTTCTGTTGGAAATATAATATGTAAAGATGAGTTTAACGGATTAACAGAAATATAATTATGAAAGAACAAAGAAAAGTAAGATTTAGATGGATGATTCCATACAAAGGAGCAATGGTTAGATATTCTAACAACTACAAGACACAGAGAGAGTGTTATGAATGGCTTATAAATTATAAAAAACATGTAGGAGATACACTACAAGACACAAGTACTTTTGTGTTGGGTATGTACACTAAACCTGTTAAAGAAAAAAAAGAACTGATATGAATGAATTAGTAGATTTTAAGAACGCACAAGTAGAATCTCTACAGAAAAGAGTTCTGCTATTAGAAACATATCTTTTAGAGGTAACGGACAAAAATTGTCCAGAAGGATATAGAAAGATAATTAGAAAAGAAATATTAAACGATGCCTAAACCAATAGTAGTATTAGAGTTTCCTAATTTCTATACAGAAGAACAGGTAGATAGATATTCTGATGATTTTGAGAAGAAGTTAGAAGGTTATATTATAATAACATTACAGAAAGATATTAACGATATTAACATTAAATTTTAAGTAAATGAACAGAGAAAAAGTTGCAGAACTCTACAAGAAGTATGAGTTAACGTCAGATGATGTGTATAAACACAAGCATTATCTAATTATTACAAGGCAAGGTATTGATAAGATACAAGCACAAGAGAAGATTTTTATAGCTTATGATGCTATAACTGTAGAGTCAGAATTTTGTGTTGTAAAAGCGAGTGCTGTAAAAGGCGATGCTAAGATAGAAACATTTGGTAGTGCTAAATATGGCTCTAAGGAATGGGATGAAACAGCTAAAGGCGGTAAAGGTGGGTGGAACGAAAAAGGTAACACTACAACTTGGTACGTTATGGAAATGGCAGAGAAAAGAGCAATGTCAAGAGCAGTTCTTAAACTTACAGGTTTCTATGAATTAGGTGTGTTTGGCGAAGATGAGAGTGAGGATTTTAAAAGAAGTAATTAATTAAATATAAATAAAAATGAGTTTAGAAGTAACAGGAAAATTAGAGAAATTCTTAGAAATGCAAGTAGGTAAAACTAAGGATGGTAACCAGTGGAAGAAGCAACAATTTATCGTTGTAACAGAAGATAAGTATAATAATATTTATCCTTTTGAATTATTTGCATCTGGAGAGCATTTAGAAAAGATTGATAACCTATTGAAGTACAATAAGGTTGGAGATACAATTAAAGTCCAATTTAATGTAAGTGCCAATGAATATAATGGTAAATATTACACAAACCTTTCTGTTTGGAGAGTTGATAATTCTAAGCAACCAGAATCACAATCTACTACAGAATCATTTAGTAAGGTAGATGATGATTTACCTTTTTAATCTTTAATAATAAAGGGTATAGTTAATTCTATGCCCTTTTTAATACAACAATAATGGAAACATACACAAACAAAGAGATACAAGATAATATTGAAAAACTCACAAATAGAATAAATAGATTAAGGTCTGAAAGAACCAACATTAGTCAAGAAATTAACAGATTAAATGAGATGTTATCTGAATTGGAGTTATTAGGATTGAATCAAACAAAACTATTTTAAACAAATGACAGAACAAGAATTACAAGAGCAAAACGACCATTTAATGTTTATGCAATCTATACAGGAGGATTGCTTTATAGATATAAACAAGAAAATAGAATACCCACCTGTAGCAATTAGTTACGGAACACAAATAGTTCAAACAAAGAATGGCTCTATGGAGTTTCCAATACCTATAGCCACTTATGGTAACTTTAGCTTTATACAAGCACCTCCAAAGTCAATGAAAACATTTTTTGTTAGCTTACTATCATCTGTATTTGTTAATCCAGAATGTGAGTTTACAGGTAATTTAAAATCATTCAGAGATAATAAACACCTAATTCATTTTGATACAGAGCAAGGAGATTGGCATAGTCAAGGAGTGTTTAATAGGGTAAAGAGAATGAATGAAGGATTGAATTTAGATTTCTACCATACATTTGCATTAAGAAAGGTTGGTTATAAGTCAAGGATGCAATTTATAGAATACTACCTACAATCATTAAAAGATAATGGCAAGGAAGTAGGATTGGTTATTATAGATGGTGTAGCAGACCTTGTAAGCGATGTAAATAATTTAGAGGAATCAAATGATGTTGTTCAAAAGATAATGACTCTAACGACAATATACAACTGCCATATTGTAACCGTTATACATAGTAATTGGGGTAGTGATAAGCCAACAGGGCATTTAGGTTCTTTATTAGAGAAAAAGACTGAAACACAGGTTAAATTAGAGTTTGACACCATTACCAGAAGTGTAGTTGTTAGGTGTATGAGAAGTAGGAACTCTGCATTTAAGGATTTTGGTTTTAAGCTGTCTAATTACGGACTACCAAAAGTTATAGATGCTGAAAGAGATGTACCTTATTAAACTTTAACATTTCTTTAACATATTAATTAAAAATGTATTTGTATTTTAGCTAAGAATTTAAAACTAAATAATTATGAACGCACAAATAATTTTAATACTATTTTTTGCATTATGTTTTATTATAATGACGATAAAATATAGTATAGAAAAAAAACGATACGAAAACGCAAACTTTAATAGAAAGTACTGGTTAAAAAAGTATAAACAAACGTTAAGTAAACTAAATAGTTTACAAAATAATTAAAAGTAAATAGATTTGTTTACAACGGAATAGGATATGGAAAGTTGGCTTTTCGCCAATTTTTTATATGCGTTGTTAGGTTTAGTTTTTTAAAAAAGCCCATTTGTGAGGCACGAACAAAAATACACAAAGATATGAATGTAATAAGTTTATTTAATGGAATGGGAACGTTAAGACAAGCATTTGCAGATATGAATATTAAGGTTGATAAATACTATAGTAGTGAAATAAAACCTTATGCAATAGAATTACAACAACATCATTTTCCAGATGTTATACAAGTTGGAGATATTAATAATTGGAAAGAATGGGATATTGATTGGAAAACTATTGATTTTATTGGCAGTGGTTCTCCTTGCCAAGATTTAAGCGCAGCCGGAAATAGAGTTGGTTTAAATGGTAAAAAAAGTAGTTTGTTTTTTGTTTTTGTAGAAATACTAAACCACGTGAAAAAACTAAACCCTAATGTTAAATTTTTTCAAGAAAATGTTGGAAGTGCAAATACTTATGATGTTGGAGTTATGAGTAGAGAATTGGGAGTTTACCCTGTTAGATTTAATAGTAGTTTAGTTTCAGCACAACAAAGAGACAGGTATTATTGGACTAATATAAAAACAAAACAAGATGGAATGTTTGGAGATTTAGTTGTAGATATACCAAAACCTAAAGACAAAAAAATTAAATTTCAAGACATTTTAACAAGTGGATATACTAACAGAGAGAAAGCAAGATGTATATTGGAAAGTGAAGAAAGACCTTTAAAAGATAAATACAAGTTGTTTAAAAGATACAATGAAATTGGAATGATAAATATTGTTTTTGATAAAGAAGATTATTCATTTACTGAAAATATAAGAATATTAAATAAGGTTGAACTTTGTAGATTGCAAGGTTTTTCAGATAATTATTGTGATATATTAACAAGAAACAAAAGTGCTAGTTTATTAGGTGATGGTTGGACTTTACCTATAATTATTCATATTTTATCCTTTATGGATTATGAGTAAGCACGAGAGATTGGTGGGCTTTTTTAAAATATTAAACCTAACTACTTATAACGTCAACTACAAACTATGCAACTAACTGATTATCAATTCGTTTTCATTCCAAAAAAAATATGACACCAGAACAATACACCCAACAACACCAAGAATGGCTTTTAAACGAACTTTTAAGCAATAATAAAGAAAAAGCTAAGTACATACTTGAAAACATACCAAACATTGATGTAGATTTAGATTATGATAATAGAACTACAGGAGTTTACAGAAACGATAGCTACGAGTTAGAAATAGATAACTACTTTTTAATCTTTGAGTTGAACGTAACAAGATATGGTTATGAGATTGCAGGAGATTATGAAACACCAACGGAATATGTAGAAACTTCTAAAGACATTTATGTAGATTTAAAAGAAGTGTATCACTACGAGGATGTTATTGCTTTAGATAGAGTAAGCATTGCTAAGATAGAAAAACAAATTAAAGATAATGTAAACGTGTTTTGATAGATAAGTTTGAATTATATTTTAATAGTATAGATATACCACAAGAATTTAAGATTAGTGATTGTGAGTATTGTTATGACTTACCTAAGCTAATAACATCTCATTTAAGCTGCTTAAAAGCTAATTCTGGTAATAGAAGATACTTGGCATATTATGATAGATTACACCTAATATACAACACCCTCAAAAACAAATAAATAAAAAATGGTTATCTTATTGTAAAAATAATACAATGGGAGAATCAAGAGAAATAAAGCCTACAGATGGAAGAAAGCATAATTCAAGGAAAGAGCCAATTCCATTAAAACCTGTTCCAGACAGACCGAGAAGTAATAAACCTGCCTTAAATCAAGCTAAAAAGAATCGTAGAAAGACTTATGCTAAGAAAGCTATAAAGAATATCTTTGGCAATGAGGTGGCTATGTTTGAAGCATTAGCTAAGAAAGCTAAAGAAGGTTCTTACAACCACATGAAGCTACTTACAGACATGGCTTACGAAGAAGATAAGGTAAACACTACAAATATCAATAAAGCACCTGTAATAAATTTCTTTGGCAGTAACGATATAGAGAAGAAAGTTAAAGATAGAATTATTGACGTAACACCAAAGGATGATGCAGAATAATATTAGCATCAACGAGAAATATACACCCTTATTTACCAACGATACAAGATACTACATTCTTACAGGTGGTAGGGGTAGTTCTAAGTCTTTCTCTGTTAATGTTTTTTTACTCAACCTTACTTATGAGAAAGGACATAAGATATTATTTACTCGTTACACGATGATTTCTGCTGCAACATCTATTATTCCAGAGTTTATTGAGAAGATTGATTTAATGGGTGTTAATAATGATTTTAGGATAACTAAGGATGAGATTATGAATCTTACAACAGGCTCATCCATAATATTTAAAGGTATTAGAACATCATCTGGGAATCAAACCGCAGCACTTAAATCTCTTAATGGTATTACTACTTTTGTTGTAGATGAGGCAGAGGAGCTTGTAGATGAAGCTACATTTGATAAGATTGACTTTTCTATACGTTCACAGTTAAAGCAGAACAGAGTTATTCTTATACTTAATCCAACAACTAAGGAGCATTGGATATACAAGAGATGGTTTGAGAACGGAATGGTTCAAGATGGCTCTAACACAGTTAAAAATGATACAACGTACATACATACAACCTATAAAGACAATATAAAGAATTTATCTGAATCCTTTTTAAAGAGGGTTATGGATATGAAAAAACGCAGACCAGATAAATATCAACATCAGATTCTTGGTGGGTGGTTAGCTAAAGCAGAGGGTACAATTATAAGTAATTGGAAGGTTGGAGATTTTATACCTACAGAAACTACTTGTTACGGGCAAGACTTTGGATTTGCACAAGATGAAACAACATTAATAAAGATTTCTATAGATAAACACGCAAGAAAGATTTGGGTAAAAGAGATTTACGGCAAGAAAGGAATGAGTACTACAGAGATAGCTACATTAAACAAAAGGGAATGTGGTATGGATTTGATTATTTGTGATAACTCTGAACCTCGTCTTATTAATGAGTTAAAGAATTTAGGATTAAACATAAGACCAACTATTAAGAAGTCTGGTAGTATATTAAGTGGTATTGCTTTAATGCAAGACTATCAAATTATAGTTGACAGAAACTCTTATGGTATTGTAAAGGAATTTAATAATTATGTATGGAAAGATAAGGGAGAAGTGCCTGTAGATGCGTTTAACCACTACATTGATGCCATACGTTATGCTATGATGTATTTATTACAAGGAATTAATAGTGGTGTGTATGTGATACGTTAATAAATAGTTAATTTTTATACGATAAGGGTGTTTTAAAGAGATTTAAGGCACTTTTTTTATTTTTATATATTCTGTGTCCAAAATACAATTAAGATTGCTTAGAGCGTTTAATATGATGCCTTATGTTTAATATGATAGGGTTATGCACCTGTGTATGTGTAATTGTGATTCTCAATTAATGGTTTATTATTCCATTCTCTAAAAGATAGATTAAAGTTTTTCTTACTTAATTTAATTGTATCTGAATTTACTTCAAGCTCTCCAGCAATAACTCCAGCATCTTTATCTAACTTGGTTAGTCTGTTTAAAAACACGAATGCTTTTGTTTCTCTTTCTATTATAAAAAAATTATAAATAGTTCTGTCGTAACCTGATGACCTGTAAAAAATAGTTTGTTTCATTTTATTTATGTTTAATATGATGGGGTATTCGTGTTTAATATGATGCCTTCCATGCGTTTAATATGGAGGGGGTTGCGTTTAATATGGAGGGGGCGGTAGTATGTAATACAAATTACCTTATTTAGATTGGTTATAAATAACAAAAATTTACATAAATAAATTAGTTTTTTACAATTCCTATTTTTTACATAATTATTTTTACAATTTATACTCATTATAAATAAAAAAATTTTAATATTAATTATTTTGTAAATTAGTTTTTATTTTGTATTCGTGTGCGTGTTCCTTTATTACTAAAATATTTTTGTTTACACTTGACAAATTTACTTTTGACAAATTTACTTTTGTTATTTTATTGCGTCACTACATTAATTAAAAAAAAATGTAAACTTTTTTTTTATTTTTGTTGTGTATTTAAAAAATAGTTGTATCTTTGTCATGTAATAATCTTAAAACTATAATAAAATGAAAAATTTTAACACAGCACAGAAAATAACAATTGTAATTTTTACAGTTCTATTAATCGTATTAGTAGTAAACCAATATTTAAACAATTTTAATTTCACACTTTAATTTTACACTTTAAAAACTATAACAAAATGAGAAATTTCAACACAGCACAAAAAATAACAATTATAATTTTTGCAGTTTTATTAATCGCATTAACAGTAAACCAGTACTTGAATAATTTTAATTTTACACTTTAAAAAACAAACAACATGAAACAGTTAACAAAAAAAGATTTTAAAAAAGGGACTCAATTTATGTACAAAAGTAAAAATTCGTGTACATTATTTGAGATAAAAGACGGATGCATCACTACTAAAATATTGTTTAGCGATGGTATTAAATGTATTAATTCAAACCAGTATAATTTAAACTCAATAACGGATAAATACTTGTGTATATGGGATATTCAATTCGGACAAAAAAGAAATTACAAAGTCTCTTTAAATGACTTAATAATAGTAAATATTGAAACAATAACAATTTAAAAATCAAAACAACATGAAAAAAGTATTCACAAATGCAAACGATGTAATTCATTTATTCGCTCAGCAAACACAAACACACGCAAACAGCTCAAACGTATTTTTTGAATATAAAAATTTATATTCATATGGATATCATTATTTATTGGCTCAATTTATAGATGACAATACCATAATGATAAACGATAAAGGCTATTCAGTAACAACTTCAAAACATATAGGAATTGCAAGATATGCAACAAGTCAATTTAAACAGTTTTACAAGACAAAAACAGATTTGCAAATAGTTTTTAATTCTATTAAAGAAAACGAAAGTAAACTTGCAAATGCCCGTAAACCAGAAATTTACATAACTAACATAAAAAGTCTTTATAGTACTTTAATTGAGTACCATACATATAAAAAACAATTAACAAAGCTAAAAAGTACTAAAGAATTTAAATACATTAAAAAAGTATTTGATAACTTAGAAAATTTTAAAGACTATAAAACAAAATTAAAGTCTATTCAGAAAGTTATTAAAGCAAAACAACAAAAAGAAATAAAGAGAAAATTGGCTAAATTTTATAAATATGAAATAAATTCTATTAGAGTAGGAAATAAAGACTTTTTAAGAGTTTCTAAAGATAAAACAAATGTAGAAACTACTCAAGGCGTTAAAGTATCTGTAAAGGATGCAAAAAAGCTTTACTACATGATAAAAAACAATATTGATATTAAAGGCTATAAAATTGGATATTATATAGTGAATTCAATTAACGGCACTTTAAAAATAGGCTGCCACAATATCGACATTAATTCTGTACATAAAGTAGGTAAACAAATAATAAAACTTTAAAAATAAATAACATGGAACAAAAAATAAAAGTAACGCCAAAACAATTAATAAGCATTTATACAAGTAAGAAAGATTTTTTACTTTATAGAATAGAAAATAATAAATTGGTATCTTATATGCTTACTAATGACTTAACACGACACAGAAACCAATTCAATAATAATTTTAAATTATTGGTTGATGTAAAAAAACAACTAAATAAATTAACTATAAAAATATAACAACATATATAAAAGAATTAATATAAAATAAAAAAAAATGAATTATTATAAAAAAAACTTAGAAAATTTAGGTATATTAAAAATAAATGATAGTATACAAATAATTTTTGAGGGCAAAAAAACTAACTATTTTGCACTTAATAAAGAAAGTTTAAAAGAATTAAAAAACTGGATAAACAAAATAAAATAAAAACATTATGCAAATTAACTATAAAAATGTAATAATATGAAAACTATTTTAAAAATAAAACAAGATTATAATGGTGACTTATCTTACCAATATTTTACGGACGAAATAAATTATTTAGTTAACCAAATTGATATTTACTGCGAAATAAAAAATAATAATTTTTTAAATATAGTAGGCCAAGAAAAGAACTATAATTCAAGCAAAGATCAATATAAAAATAAAACTATTGTAGATGCGACTGGTTACTCTCAGGGCGACTGGCAAACCTATGTTTTACATCATAATTTAAAGGAAACGAATAAAGACTTGATTTGTTTATGTAACGAGCTTAAAAAATCTTTTACGCATTTTAACGACTACACGGCGCAAATAATAAAACGCACCGAGATAGCCGGTATCTTGTATGAGTCCGAAACTATAGACAATTTTTCTTTTTCTATTAGGGATATAGAATTCCCAGACAAAAAGAATATATTAGAAACCTATAACGATATTTATGGCATCAATTACGACAATTACGAAATATATGTAACTTAAAATAATTAACTAAAATTAGCCCTATTTTTTAGGGCTTTTTTTATGCTTTATTACTATGCATTACATAGTACTATTTATAACAATTATTTTTTAATGTGTTGATATTCAGATGGGATATAGTAGTGTGAGTTAAACCCCTATTTTAAAGCCATTTAACACACATTTAAGCCACTATAAATACATTCTAATGGTAAGGTACTATATAGGTTATTGAGTAGCTTAAAACGGCTATTTGACGTAATATGGGTGTTGGTATATGTAAGTAACTCAATTAAGTGAATTCAACGTAAAACTGATAATGGTGGATGTAAGTAATCCATTTCTATGATTTCAAACGATAATGAAATAGTGAAATATCTTTTTGTTATAAAGTGGTAATATAGATTTGAAAATATATAAATATATCGAGTATATTATTGTAATGAAGTATGCACCCTCCTGTCTTTAGATATAAAAGAAATGCCTAATCTAATATGTAGATTTATTAGCTTGAATACTATTTGGGTGCAACGAAAGACTAAGGTTAATAGTGCAATACTAAAAGCGGCAGTTATCTGAACCAAGTATATCTCTATACAAGTTTGGTAGGTTAAAGAGAACTACTGCTCTATTAGTATAACTAAAATAATTAAAAGTGTTTTATGGTATTGGGTTACTATAAAGAAATAGTATTGAAACTGATTTTACTATAAGTTTTCTTTATCATTAAATCTTTTTATCCACACTAACTTATTATCCTTAAAGTTTACTAAGTCAAATGGGTTTTTAGATGATAATGCAACGTCATAGTGTACCCAATAATTGTTAAGTTTTCTAAACACTTTCCAATCGCTAAGACTCCAATTCTTTGTTTCTTTTACTATTTCTTCTTCTGTATAGGTCATATCTAATCTTTTAAATCTATTTTATTTATACCATACATATCTTTCCAGAACTTAGCAGGAGCAGTTATACCATCTAATAAAGGATTACCATCTCCATCATTTAGTTTTAATGGGAAGTCGTCATCTAATGATGCTAATATATCTAAGAACTCTTGTTGAGTATCTGTTATCTTATACTTCTCTGCAAACTTTCTTCTCTTATTCTTTAATTGTTTTCTTGCTTTTCCCATATTAAAAATTATATTTATAGCTATGTCTTTCTACCTCTATCTTTTGGTTTGCAAAACAACTCATTCCGTTTATATGACTATCTGTAGGTACAAAGTAATTCCATTTCTTAAAAGATTGTATGTAGTAAAAGAAAAAAGCCGCACGTTTACCTGTGTTCTTTTCATAAACAACTGTCGCAGTATGGTCACTTGTTGGTATTATTTCTTGAACACTAAATGTTTCATTATTGAAATTATTTGCTCTATCTTTTTTAGAATACCTACTACAGACATCATCTGCAAACATCTTTAACTCTTTTGCTACCTGCTTATTCATATTTTATTTTGTTTAGAAAATTATTTATTATTACACTCCAACATTCATCAGTATCGTACTTTATGTCACAATAATCCTTGTCATCCATTTTATACTTACCACTCTTTAAACAACCAACTATTTGAGCAAACTGCATAGAGTTTATTATATTATTCTTATAATACTCTTTACCTAACTCTATATTACTTGTTAAGTCTCTGGTAAATGGATGTATATGAATATTATTATCTTTGTTGTGTTTAATAAAATAACTATCCATATTAGCTAATATAATAGTATCAAGCATAGACTCAATCTTATCGTACTTCTTCACAAGGCTAACCAAGATATTAAGGTCATCTTTAGGGAGAGTCTTATTCTTAAACAACTTATTTACTAATTCTTTCTCTTTATTCATTAGCTTACGTTTCTGCTTTTAGACTTCCATTGAACTCTTGGTGTGTTTCTATGGATTCCATATTTTCTAATCCTTGTGTAATTGTTTTTAATGTTGGTTACTATTGACATAATTTTATATTTTAGTGTGTAGTTATTATAACTAAAAACTTATTTATTGTTTTGTTATAGACAACATATTATCTATTATCATTATTTTAAATTAGTTGCTTAGTGGTATTTCAGCACCACTAAGCTGTTGTTTCTCTTTTCAACCATTTACAAGAAAGTTTTTTATTTATTACATAATTTACGTTAAAGTGGATGTAATATAATAAATAAATACTCATAGGTTTAATTAATTGTTTCAAATTCTACATCTATTGATTCTCCATTTTGCATATCATCAATAAACTTTAAATGGTATATCAATGCCTCTTGCTCACTTATAAATCTATTGTAAGTGTAGTTGACTATTTTATGTAATCTCTCTGTTTGTTCTATTGTTATCATAAGGCAAATATACAAATAAATTTAACAATAACAACTTTTTAACACAAAAATATAAAAAAAAGTTATCATAATATAAAAGAGATTAAAGATGAGTAAAGAATTAACGATTAATATACCAACATCATTACGAGGTATTAAGCTATCTCAATGGCAGAGGTTTATGAAAGTTTATCAAGCTAACAAGGAAAATAGTGATGGTAAATTTCTAAACTTAAAGATGTTAGAGATATTTTGTGGTGTTGACCTAAAATTAGCACACAAACTACCATTAAACACCTTTGATGATGTTTTAGAGCATATTTCTATGTTGTTAGCATCAGATGTTAGTAGAATTAACACATTTAAGTTAAAAGGAGTAGATGATGTTGAAGTAGAGTTTGGGTTAATACCAAACTTAGATAAGATGTCTTATGGCGAGTTTGAGGACTTAGAGAACTATATTTATAGTGATGACACACTTCACAGAGCAATGGCAGTTCTTTATAGACCAATAGCATATAAAAAGAAAGATAGATATCTTATCCATGAATACAGGGGTACTGATGAGATGGCAGAGGTAATGAGAGATACTCCATTAGATGTAGCGTTAGGTGCGAGGGTTTTTTTTTGGACTTTAGCAAGAAAGTTAGGGAATTATATTCTGGACTCTACACTACAGGAATTATTGAAGAAAGAGGAAGGCAACTCCGAGAAGCGTTTGGCAGAAAATGGGGAGGATATCAAGCAATATATTCACTCGCTGATGGACAAATTGAAAGAATTGGAGAAGTTACCAAACAAAATGTACACGAATGTTTAATGTATTTGGAGTATGTTAAAGAAAAGGCAGAGTTAGAAAGTAGATTACTAAAAATACAATAATGAATAGCGTTTACAATATATTAGACACAATCAAAACAGAATTAAGAAACACAAAAGGTGTTACAACCGTTACATTTGGTAATTTATCAGATGTAGATATGGATAAAACAACTATGTTTCCATTAGCACATCTTGTTTTAGGTAATACAATACATAAAGGTAATACATTAGAGTTTACTATTAAAATATTGTGTGCCGATATTATAGATTATAATAAAGATGAAGCTAATTTTGACGATTTCTATCAAAATGATAATCTACAAGACGTATTAAACACCCAATTTGAGGTATTAAATAGGCTTATTACAGTACTAAAAAGAGGAGATTTGTTTGAATCTAACTACCAAGTAACAACAGATGTGGTTTTAGAGCCATTTATAGAGCGTTTTAGCAACTTATTAGCAGGTTGGGGTGTGGATATATCAATTCAGATTCCTAATAGCTCTACGGTGTGTTAAAATGGAAGAAACAGAACTAAATAAGGCTCTTAATAGCGTAGGTAAGCTGATTACAGAAAAAGTAAGAAGAAATGCTAAGGTGGAAGGGTTTAGTGCCACAGGTAAGTTATATGATAGTTGGAGATATGATATTATAGAGAAAGACTTAAAGATATACGCAGAGAAGTATGCAGGAGCGTTATCTAAAGGTTCGAGTCCATCACGCTCAAATAGTGATTGGGAAGGTAAAAAGAGAAGATTAGAGGAATGGATTAGAGCAAAGGGAATTAGACCTTATAGAAAGTTAAAAAACGGATATAAGTTCGCTAAGATGTCAACAGATAGGCGAAGTGCTTATAAAAGTATGGTTTACTCAATATCTAAGTCTATTTCTGAAAAAGGTATAGTAAAGAGATATAATTATAAGGGTGGTAATTTTATAGAGTTAACCATTCAGCAAACAAAAAAACAAATAGACGATATGTTATCAGAAGCGTACAGAAAAGATATAGTAAATCAGTTAAATAATATAGGTAAATGAGTTTAATATTAGCAAGAAGTCCTTACTTCGTAGAGAGAACACCTTATGACGCAGGTGCTATACTAACACTAACTATAGGGCGAGGGAGGTATTCTGGTGGTTCTATTATAGATGTAATAAAAACATACACATTAAATTTTAGGGAGCAGACAGAATTAGATATTTCTCCATTAATAAGAGATGCTATCACTTATAATGCCACCTATAATACTGATTATGTGGTATATGTAAAGGCATCAATAACAGGCAATGAAGCAGGTATTCCCTCTGGAGCAACAGCCGCAAGTTTTTATGTTACAGATGGGTATGCTTTTTATGAAGATGGGTATAACTACGATGCTGATGGTATTACTACTACACTATACAGCAATTCTTATTATGCAGGCTCAAACACTACTATTTATAGATTAGATGACAAAACTATAAGATTACCTTTTTTATGCACAACTTTACCGCCTTCTCCAACAGTCGCTACACTTACTCTTGATTATTATAAAAACAATGTATTAATAGCGTCTAATTCCGCTATTCTCCAAACAGGTAATAGTTCAAGTAATGCCTACCAATTAATAACAGATGGTACTGTTGATTTTGAAAAAAGAGTAACTGACGATGGTGGGGTGTTTATAGATAGTAAGTGTCTTCAAGAGTTCCTTAAAAATACGAAATTAGTTGATTACGACAAAATAATAGTTACGTCAGACATACAAGAGAGTTCAGTAGAACTAACGATTAAAGCTATATCCGAATGTAAACACCAACCTTACGAGATTATATTCAAGAATAGATATGGTGTGGAAGAAAGTTTATGGTTCTTTAAGAAATCTGAATATTCATTAAACACAGAAAGAGAGAGTTATAGAGGTAATACATTTGCTCAATTTAAGGCAGGGGATTTATCATATCACACATACCAAGACTACAATGTTAATGGTAGAGAAATGATGGTGTTAAACTCTGGGTTTTTAGAAGAATCATTCTCTGAAAACTTTAAACAACTTGCTTTATCTGAAAAGGTTTATATTATGATGGATAATGTAAAATTACCTGTAGTGTTAAGGTCTAAAGATATTACATACAAGCAAAGTGTTAATGAAAAGTTAATAGATTACAGAATAGAAGTTGAATTTGCTTACGATAAGATAAACAACATAGTTTAATGAACTTAAACGTACAATTATACATAGATACGAGCGGAAGTCCATTGTTAACTCCAATATACAAGAGGATAGAGTTGTTTGACTTTGAGAGTATTGAATTAACCTCATCGTTACAAGATGTTAGGGATATTTCTAAGGTCTTTACGGACTTTTCACAAGAGTTTACTGTTCCTGCGAGTAAGACTAATAATGCTATATTTCAACACTACTACAATACAAACATTGAAGAAGGATTTGATGCAAGAATAAAACAAAGAGGGTATATTGCTTTAAATGGAATCACTTTTAGAAATGGGTTTATAAGACTATCAGAGAGTAGTTTTGTAAACGAAAGACCAAGTGCCTACAAGTTAACATTCTTTGGCTCTATGGTTGAACTTAAAGATATTATAGGGGATGATGAGTTATCAAGCCTACAACAACTAAATAACTACAGCCACGACTACAGCACAGCAGTAGTGTATAATGGATTTACAACAGGATTAGGGTTGGTTGGTAGTGCTATGGTTACAAGTACAGATAGAGATGTTATTTATCCTGCTATATCGGCAAGTAATAAGTGGTATTATGATTCTTCTGCTGAATCTGCACCTGTGGACTACAATCAAGGCAAAAGTGTTAATATTTACACAACAGGAACGTATGGAATTGACTATACGCAATTAAAACCTGCTATTAAAGCAAGACACATTATAACAGCTATTGAAGATAAATACAATAGCATTGACTTTAGTAATGATTTCTTTGGTAACTCGGAGTTTGACCAACTATATTTATTACTACACAACAATAAAGGTGTTTTACGAGGTGTTGGAGATTCTAAGACTTACAGAGTAGGTACTTATAATAATGATTCAGAATTTCAGTATAGTTCTGGGGACGGAGAACTTAGACCGATGGAAACCTACACAAGAGTTAGGTACGAGGAAGCTACGTTTTATACCCTTACCTTTACCGTAACACCTATAACACCTGTTTCTGGAATAAACTACAAGGTGGAATTATTTAGTAATGGACTACCGTTAGAAACTTGGAGTAATAATGAAGCAACAGACTCTTTTGTATATGAATTAAGAAGTGATAATAATGTTGTATGGGATAACCTATCTTATAGAGTATCAAGACAGGATTCTACAACATCTACGCTATCTACGTTTAATATAGACTTAGAAATAGAAAAAACAGTAGAGCAAAACGCTACCACAACTATATCTACTTCTGACTACATAGTAAGTCCTACAACACAGACAATGGCGAGTGAGGTAATTATAAGCCAAGCCTTGCCTAAAATTAAAATAGTTGATTTCTTACGAGGTCTTTATAGTATGTTCAACCTAACGTCTTATGTAGATGAGGATGGGGTTATTGTAGTTAAACCATTAGATGATTATTTAAGGGATGGTGTTGAGATAGATATAACTGACAAGATACACACAGACTCTTACTCTATTAAGAGAATGAAATTATTTAGCAAGATTGATTTTAAATACGCAGAACCTAAAACCTTTGGTGTTATAAGTCAAAACGAGGAAACTAATGATGATTTTGGTAATTTAGAGTATGAATTAACAAACGATAGTTTAATCTTTGATGGAGATAAATATAGCATTAAATTACCATTTGAAAAACTATTCTTTGAGAGATTATCTGATGAAAACAACCCAGACGACTTAATTGATTTTGGTGGTGGTTGGTTAGTAGATAAAGATGAAAATGAAGTGGTAACTGCTCCTGTATTATTTTTTAATAGAGTTCAAGATGTTAACACGTCTAACTATAGCATAGGGTTTATAGGGCAAGCAAATATATCTAAGTTTAATAGACCGAGTAATTCATCTATTGGTGGTGTTACAACACTTAATTTTAATGAAGAAATTGATGAATATTCTGGTAACTCACTAACAACAAGCCTATTTAACAACTATTACACCAATTACATATCTAATGTGTTTGATAAGACTACAAGGATATTTAGTTTAAAGGCTAAGTTTGATTTAGGTACTTTACTTACTTATAACATGAATGATGTTTTTGTTATAAAAGACATTCCATACATTATAAATAACATTAGAACAAACCTAACTTCTGGAATGACTGAATTAGAGTTAATATCTAATTTTGCTAACACAGAGGTTGTTGTTGTTGATGCTATTGCTCCTGTTGAGCCAAGTCCATTGAATCTATCTTTAGATAATGCAACAGATACTTCAATACAATTCTCTTGGAACGCTTATACCGATAACTTTGAGGTTACAGGCTATCAAGTATGGGTAGATAGTGTGGCTCAAGTACCATTGTTAGATAATGTAACAATGCATACGATAACAGGTCTTACGGCAAGTACATCTTATAATATACAACTTAAAGCGTTTGATGCAGCAGGTAATTATTCAACATTGTCTGGTGGGGTATCAATGAGTACTACTGCATCTTCTGATGTAACTGCTCCAAGCGTACCTACAGCATTAACATTAGCAACTGCAACAGAAGATAGTTTGTATTTCACTTGGACTGCATCAACAGACAACGTGGCTGTAACAGGTTATAAAGTTTATAAGGGCGGTGTTCTTGATTATACAACAGGTGCAACAATTACAGAGCATACTATTACAGGATTAACTGCAAGTACTTCTTATGATATACAAGTTTCTGCGATTGATGCTGCTGCTAATGAATCCGCTAAGACATCAATCGTGGCTATGTCAACAACCGCAAGTACATCAGATGTAACACCACCTACACAACCTACAAGTTTAATTAGTACGGCTGTAGAGGTAAATAGAATTGGGTTATCATGGACTGCATCAACAGATGACACAGCGGTTACAGGGTATGAGATATACGTTGATGGGGTTTCTGATGGAACTATAGCTAATACAACTTATACGATATTAGGGTTAACGACAGGCACAGAATATACAATAACAGTTAAGGCTTATGATGCAGCAGGTAATTACTCAACAGCAGCCTTATTAATAGAAACAACATTATGATAAGAGATATATTAAAATTGCTAAAAAGCAATGAATTTATGGTTAAAGATGATGACATACAATTCGCTAAAGGTGCGTATGAATTTCCTTTATCATTTAAAGAGTTAAGGGTTAAAAACAAACGAAGAAAACTAAGATAAGATGGCAACGGAAAACAATATTGTTTATAAAATAAGTGTAGATGCTGAAACTGCTACAGCTACCATAAGAAGATTAAATGGTACAGTAGTGGCAGGTGCAATACCTGTAAAAGAACTTAGAAAAGAATTTGGAAATCTTGCTACGCAGGTTAACGCTACGAGATTTAATAAGTTTAATAAAGAGTTAAAAAATGCCACCACAAATAATCAAGAGTTTGCAGGAGCGTCTGGAGGTGCTACATCAGCAGTATTAGAACTTGGTAGGGTTGTTCAAGATGCACCTTATGGTATTCGTGGTATGGCGAATAACATCACACAGCTCGCATCTCAAATGGCATTTGCTACTAAAAGTGCAGGTAGCTTTAAAGGTGCGTTGAGGGAGATGGGAAAAGCAATGATGGGCCCTTTAGGTATTGTGTTTGCTATATCTGTTATTGTTTCATTGATGGATGGGTTGTATGGTGGATTTTCAAAAGCAGAAAAACAGGTAAATTCATTTAATGATGCTCTTGTTAAAAACTCAATGGAAGTTGAAAGAATGAGGGCTTTGAGAGGAATTGTTAATGACAATACAGCTTCTTTAGAAACCCAGAAAGATGCTTTAGAGGAATTAAAAAAGTTAGGTTTTGACCCTGCCAAGAGAAGTTTAGATGAGTTTATAGAATCTCAACAAAAGTTAGCTGTAGTGAACGCATCTATAAAGGCTATTGAAGAAAATTTAACCGACTTAATGAAAGAGAGGTTAAAGTTAAACGCAAAAGCTAAAAAAGAATTTTCCGAGTACTACAAGATGAAACAAGACAATTCTTTTGGTATTGATATACAGGAAGCGGTTTTAGACCAAATAAAGTTAGACAAAAATGAGTTAGATAAAAAAGAAGCAGAACTTAAAAAGCAGTTCCAAGATTTAATAAAGCGTTCTTTTGATTTAACTGACGCTCCAGAAAAAAAAGGTAGAAAAAAAAAGAAACTCAAATTTATACTTAAAGACCCTAAAGAGTTTGATAAAGAGTTAGAAACATTGGGGGGGATGGCTCTTGAATATTATCAAAAGAGTTTAGTAAAACAAGCAGAGAATGGATTAGATAGGTTAAAAGCAGAAAAATCTAACGAAGAAGATAGGTTAAAAGCGTTAAAAGAATCTAATGAAAAGAGGTTTGAGGAACAAGCAGAAGCGGCTAAAAAAGAATATGATACCTATTTAAAACTACAGGTAGCTAAAGGTAACATTACGGAGATAGAAAGACAAAAGAAACAATTAGCGTTTAATGATAGTGTAAATTTAGATGTAGCAAACCAAAAGAAAGCCGCCGAAGAATCATATAAAAGAGCAATAAAAGCCTTAAACTTTTTGTATGATGGCTTATTTAAAGCTGAAAAAGAAAAACAAGCAGAGGATAAAAAAAGAGCTGATTTAGAGATTTGGAAAGCTAAATTAGATGCTATGAGGGATTACGCAGCTAAAGCTAAAGAAATACTATCTTCTGTGGCAAGTTTTATTGATGGGGAGTTTGATAGAGAGTTGGCTACTGAGAAAAATAAAACAAACGCTATAAATAATGAACTAAATCAAAGATTGCTAAACGAAAACCTATCTAAAGACGAAAGAAAGAGTATTCAAAATCAAATAGCTAAAAACGATGAGTTATTAAGACAAAAGCAAGAGAAGGTTGAGAAACGTAGGTTTGAGATGAACAAAGCTGCAAATATAGCTAAGTCTGTTGTTGACACCTATTCTGCCGCTGTAGCTGCATTAAAAAATAATGGTGGTGTTCCAAGTGGATTACCTGCAATGTTTGGAACTATAGCTGTTGGTTTAGCACAAGTGGCTACCATCGCAAGACAAAAGTTTGTATCAAGTGCAGGAGCAAGAACACCCGTGAGAGGCGGAGGTGGTGGTTCATCAAGCGGCGGAAATGATAGAAGTTTTAATTTTAACTTAGTTGGTAACACACAAGCTAATCAAATAGCAGATGCTATACAAGGTAGATTTAAACAACCATTAAAAGCGTTTGTAGTTTCAAGAGATATAACCACTCAACAAGAATTAGATGCTAATATTAAAGGTAGTGCGAGTTTCTAAAATAATACAAAAATTAATAATAAGGTTAGCTTAATATATAAAAATTATGAAAGAATTAGATTTAATAGAATTATTCATAGACGAAGAAGAATCTGATAACGGAATACAAGCTATTTCACTTGTAGAATCTCCTGCTATTGAAGAAAACTTTGTTGCATTAAGTAAACATAAGGTAGAGTTTAAAGCTATTGATGAGGACAAGAGAATTATTATAGGTTTAGCATTAGTTCCAGATAAGCCTATTTACAGACGTAAAGGCGATTATGAATACAACATAACATTCTCTAAAGAAACGGTAAGAAAAGGTGCTGAAATGTACTTAAAAAGCCTTAGAAACAATAACACAACATTAGAACACCAACAATTAACAAGTGGGGTTTCTATCATAGAGTCTTGGATAGTAGAAGATACTGAAAAAGACAAAACTGCATTATACAACCTAAACGCTACAAAAGGTGCTTGGGCAGTAGTTATGAAGATAGATAACGAAAGCGTATGGAAAGACGTTAAGGATAAGAAGTATTTAGGATTGAGTATAGAGGGTGTATTCTCGCAATCTAAAGAGGATATGTCAAATGATAAAGACTTGACAGATGATGAATTGATAAATGAGCTAAAAGAGCTAATGAATAAAGGTAATGGCTAAACATTTACAAGTTTCTGTTTACAAGAAACCAACTGTAAGTAGAAAAGGTGTTCACGCTAAAAGCAAAACATCTGTATCAAAGTTAAGTAAAAACTATAACAAACCATATAAAGGTCAGGGAAGATGAGTATTTTAAACACTTCTTATAAAGTTAAATCAGATGTAAATACTGATGCTGAAAGATTAGCTTACAATATAGAGAATGGTGCTTATGTAACAACAGAAAGTGGTGTTTGGACTGTGCAAAATGGAAATTGGGTAAAGCTGTACCCATCAGGAGGAGATGGAAGTGGAATTGGATGGGCAAGATATGACGACACTCAATGGACTTCTTTAAATAAACTACCTTTATTAAATGGTGTTTCGTTAGTGTTAAATAATAATGCTGGAAATATTGTTTTAAGCGATAATTCAGTTAATTATTATAACGGAAACACCTTTAAAGTTTTAGCTGATAAGGAGAATGAGTTGTATATGGCTACTGTTGTTTTTAAGTATTCAGCACCTAATGCTAATCAAACTTTTTTAAGATTACAATTAGAGGGTGGTAATGGAACACCTTACGAGAGATTGGGTAGTGATATTTCATTTAGTAAAGGAAATGATATAGCTCACGAATTTCATCAAGTATTTCAATACTACGCAGATTCAACATTTGTATCAAATGGTAGTCAATGGGTAATAACTGCTAATGGAGGTACTGCTGTAGTTTGGGATATTATATTTTTCATCAGTAAAATACAAGGATATTAATTATGGCAGA